ATTTAAGAAAGATGTTGATAGTATTACCGGGGCTGCCCCCGGCCAAGCCGCATCTGTATCTCAGACTGAGATGTTTGCTCAGCGCGAGCGCATGGATCGTGGCCAGAACAAGGGCAAGCTGCCCGGCTTTGTGACTCAGCCTAAAGAAGCAGAACGCACAACTGTCGAAGCAGCCCAGCCTACAGTCGAGAAGCGTGGGCAAGAAATCAACAAGCCTGTGTATCGCACCAACCCCGTCACAGGTAAGCAAGAGCGTGTCTCTGGCACGATCCGTGGCAAGAGCGCTGAAGCCCTGCCGTTGTCTTTACAGGCCGAGTTGGAGCCGTTAGTCCGTTTGTCTGAGACTGTTCGTGATGAGCAAGCTGGTCAGTTGCCTTTGTTTGGTGCAGCCGATGAGCGTAGTCGCGTACAGAAAGCTGAGCGCCGTGGCATTGAAGCTGGCCCAAGCCTAGATATTGGTGCAAGACCTGACGTTGAGTCGTTCCAGCGCTTCATAAACAGCCCGTACGTTCGTAAGCTAAAACAAGACATGAAGCAGTCTGAGAAAGACTTGGCTCCAGTCCGTGCGTTCCTGAGCAGGGCGTTGCCGCGCCTGAAGCAGATGCTGAAAGACAGCAAAGCAACCACTGCCCGTATGAGCAAGATCAAGAACTGGACTAAGTTCTTGAAAGAAAACCAAGAGTTGACTGCGTTCCAGACTAACACTGAGAACATGGTGCTGAAGATGAACAATCTGAAGCTCAGCGTCAGTGATCTGAACGCCCGTATTAAATCGTACGAACAAGCTAAAGAAGATTTAATCAAAGAAGCCAATCGATCTGGCGTACGTGCCAGAGGGGGCGCCGCAGAAATTGCAATGTTTAAAGAGTTGGACGATTTGATTGCATTGCATGAAGAAGCCAAAGCCGAATACACCCAGACTAAAGGCGCCCTAGATTTAGTGCGCACGCAAATTAAAGTGCTGGTGGGTGAACAGCGTTTGGCAGAACTCAAAGCCACAACCGATCCGCTGGCTAAATCTAACGCTGCTGCTCAAGACGAAATTAAACGTTTACAAGAAGCCGTGCGCGCCGCACAAGCTGAAGTTGGCGAAGCTGAAACCAAAGAGCGGCAAGCTGCCGCAGACAAAGCGCAAGCTGTAAAAGGCGCTAAAGCTGGTTCCATACAGCAGTTGGAAACTCAAATCTCTGACGAGCGTGCTCGCCGTTTGAATATGGCGATGTCTGGTTTCCCTCAAGGTGTACGGGTACGCGCCCTATCTGCCGCAGAAAAAGACGCTCGTGACCGTGGACTGACGGCTGATGCAGCCGACACTGTTAAGTACAACAACGACCTGTATAACAAACCCCTGCTGTCTTTGATCCTTGAGCTCGGCCGTATTGATGAACAGCTTAGAGAGACCGAAAAGAACGTACTGGCGGCCAAGAAGAAATCTAGCGAATACGCAGGGGGCGCAGAAACTGTACTTCCTCTTACCCCAGAGCTTAGGGGGTCGGGCCATGCTATGGCGTTTAAAGGCATGATGTCTGCCATTCGTCTGCAAAGCCGTTTGTCTGTTCGTAAAGGACTGTTGGAAGACGCTATTAACTTCATGCGTGCACGCAACGAGCCGCTTAGAAAAACCCTTGGTGCAGCGCCAGAAGCTCGTACAGCCAGCATCGAAGAACAAGACGCTATCGATCAGTACATCGATCAAGTGCAAGAGTTGGGTAAAGCCACAGACCGCCTTGCAGACTTAACTGCCCAGCGTGAGAACGCTATCAGGGACGGCAAGACCAAGACAGTTGAGCGCTTGAACGGGGAGATTGACAAGGTTAATACCGAGATCTCTGTTGGTACAGAAGACAAAGCTAAGCTGGCTGTTGCCTTGCAAGGCCGTGTGTCGGCTGGCGCCCGTCAAACTACTAGTGCCCCTGCTAAGTTCCGTACAGGTACAGCCGAGTCCAAACGCAATGTCGGTGCTGTCAGACAGCCTCTGGTTGAGCAGCGCACTATTGAGTCGCCAACAGTTAAACAAGCCGTGGCAGAAGCCAACGCGTACGCAGAAAAGATCAGGGCTGGTCAGAAAGAGTTGACCACCGCGCAAGAAGCAGCTATCGAAGCCGAGCGCCAAGCCGAGTTCCAGTACATCCTTGAAAGACGTGAAGCGGAACTTACAACCAAGCTAGACGAATCTACAAAAGAACTTGAGCGTTTGCGTGCTATTGACGCGCGGCCATTCAGAGAAAACTTGGTTCGCCCAACTGAGCAAGAAAAGACAGATCTTGATAACGAAATCAAGAGCTTTAGCAAAGAGTTAGCGGCTGTCAAGCGTGAGTTGACAGAGCAGATGCGCAAGATGTATCGCAACGACACGTCTATAGTGGCCGAAGAAGTAGAAGCTGCAGAACCTAAACCCCGTGGTCGCCCACGTAAGGTGTCTGAGGAAGAGGCGTATGGCGAAGATACCCGCAAGACTTCTGCTATGGAGGACGTTTACAGCCCAAGAGACGAAGAAAATTTTGCACGAGGCGTAGAGTCAACAAGCCCAGACCTGACAGCCGCACAAGTACGTGCACTAGAGAACAACGATCTGCGTGCAGCCTTTACTGACATGGCCAAAGATCCTGCTACATCGCAGGTCAACCGTGCCGTGGCGCAGCGCCTAGCCGATATGTTGGACGACACCAGCGTGTCGATCCAGAACCAAGTAAAAGACGAGAACGGCAAAGCTGTTTTGGGTTCCGCTACTAGTCGGCGTATTAACTTGAGCCGTAACGGGGGCCTGTCACAAGAGATTCTGTTACACGAAGGCACACACGCCGCAGTCGAGCGCGTGTTGCAGATGCCTGAAGCTAACTTAACTAAGCTACAAGTTGTTGCCAAGCGTGAGTTGCAGGCGCTGTACGCTGCTGTTAAGAACGATCCTAAGATCACCAGCACATCAGCCAAGGGCAGCATCTCTGAGTTTGCCGCTGAGGTCATGTCCAACCGCACTTTGCAGCAACAACTGCAAGGTAAGAAGTGGCGTCTGTCTGACGCATGGGCGGGCTTCAAGAGCATCATCATGCGGTTGTTGGGCGTGGAGCGTCCAGAGACTATGTTCGGTGCAGCGCTTCAGTCTGTCGATGCGTTGATGATGCCGTCTAGTGTGCGCACCAAAGGCGTGGAGCGGACGGTATCCCGCAAGCTGGCACAGAAAGACATTGCCGCGCTACATACCGGTAGTAACTCGATGAAACAGTTTGCCGAGCAGTTCGGCCCTGACATCAAACAGAAAGACCGCACAGCGGAAGACGCCAACCGTATTGGTGAGGCGATGTTGAAGAAAATGTACGATTTTCCTAGCGACTACATTGCTACGCCCGATCCTGAGAAGTTGGCAAAAGCTACCAAAGTCATTATGTCTGATGGCAAACCATTTGATGAAAATAGCCCTTTGCACTATGTTGAAGCTGATGCGCAAACATATATTAATTTAGCAGTACAAAACAATAGGAATATAGCGCGTGGCTATGCACAAGAGATTTTTACAAAAAGGCAAAAAGATTTACGTCAACTTGCAGGAGAGCTTTTAGAAACGCCAGAGTACACGTATGTTGAACAAGCGCTGGTGGCTAAAGCCGCAGCTAAATATGCGGTGTTGTCAGATAAGAACGGGCGTTTAAAACTTGCCGAAATGGGCAAGGACAATACACATCATTTGGCTTTTGTAAGCGTTAAAGATGCAAGCGAAGTTATTCGTAAGTTGCGTGAGGGCTTACCCCTCAAGCAAGCATTTCTTGAAGGCGTGCAAGAAGTTGCTGACCGCAACGCAGAAAAGAACGCAAACAAAAACGGTTGGCAAAAGTTTGACCAGCACACAGTATCCCCACGCCCAGCGGTAAGGGTTACAACATACAAACCAAACGGTGAAATAAGCGCGGACACGGTTGATAACGCTAGGCGTATGGTTCCTGCACGACCTGCGGCACCTATAGGCGGCCCACGTCGCGGACCTGTTCGTGAAGCCAGACTTTTGGGATCAGACTTACGCGCTATTGCTGACGAAGTTTTAATGCAGCGCATTGAACCCGGCATGCTTACTGAAGAACGCGCAAGTGCGTTGCCGTTTGATGTGCCAACATTTGCTTCACCTAAACCTCAACGATTGGTGTTTGTAGACAAAGATAAAAACGTCAAAGTACTGTCGTTGTCAATTGCGCAGCACGCATTGTTAGAGCACGAAAATGCACGCCTTGAAGCTGAAGGCGAACCACGACTACACACAATTGAAGAAGTCTCAAAGTTTTTAAACGAGTACTACGACGAAATATACGCCAATATAAAACCAATTGAAGAAGCCGCTGCTGAGTTAAATGCTGGGGCCGCTGGTACGTCATGGTGCACTGGCGCTTCTGTTCAAACAGCAAGAAATCAAATTCAGCAAGGCGATTTTTATATTTACTACCAAAACGGTAAACCTGAAGTGGCTGTTCGTATGGACGGAACCAACACAATTGGGGAAGTTCGCGGTAACACCGAGTCACAAGGTTTGACTACTAAGCAAGAACAGATTGCCAAAGACTTCTTAACTAGCACCAACTTTAATCGCGCACAAACATACATCAGGGCACTTGAACGCAAACAGTCTTTGATTAAACTTTTAAAAGGTGAAACTAATCCTGAATTTTTAATGACGCTTGGTCCGTATATAAGCGATGATGGCGCTAACATGACAACTGTAAACATGTTATTAGATTTTAGTCCATTAGACGGCGAAATGTTTGTGGACCGTCCAAGGCCAACAGAAGAGCTGCTTAAAGCAACCGGTGAAGCGCTTGTAGGCGCCACAGAAAAAATGATGCCGAACGGCTACTTCCCAGGAATGAGTGCGTATGTTACGCCACACGACAATAACGCAGTGTTTTCGTTTAAAGGCAAAAAAATACAAGTTCCGGTAGACAACCTTGTTGCCGCTGGCAAATTGTATTTTTATCTTGACGAACCTGTTGTACTGCCAAATTTAAAACACATTAACGCTGTACAAATGGAAGACGATACAGACGTATCGTTACCGCAAGTAAACACAATCGGTCTTGTTGAATTCAAAGGCAACAAAAACGTTCAAGTATTGCGTCTAGCAGACAACGCAGTTGTTGGTACTGTTGCGGTATCAACGATGTTGAATACTGTGCAGTTTGCGGCTACAAAAACGCGCGGCATTATTAAGAACGCAACTATTGTTAACAATATTGAAACTAACGACGGTAATGCAGCGCTTCAGTTGATGTTGCCAGATGCTATCTATGCACCTGTTGTCAGTGCTAAAGGCAACGAACGTATTATTGCGGACAGTAACGTTGAGCAATTTAGAAAATTTATTAATGAACTTAATTACAAATATTATATTAATCAGTTTGATTTGGCCGACAAAGGCGTTAATGCGCCAATAACGCGTAAATATAAAAAAATAACAGAAGATGTTTTTGGAAAAGACGCTGTTATTTTTGCAAACGAAAGTCTTGGCAATTACGATAGCGACACTTCTTTGTCTGATTGGTTGTATTTTGTTTCAGACTACATGGCATCTGAACAAACTGCGCCAAAAGCCGACATATTTAAAATTGCAAAAAAAGTAAATCAAGCTTTTGATATTGCAAAAGAGGCGCCAAGATTTCAACTTGTTGAAAGTAGGGCCAACATGGGCTCTGTTGATGCCCCTAAGCGCATAGCCGACAAGCCTCCAGTACTGCAACTGACTGAACCAGAAGAAACGCCACGCTACGCACGGGCTGCGCAGTATGGTGAGGAAAATGCGTTGGTGGACTTGGCCAAAGACATCATGTCCAAGAAAAAAACTTGGAAAGAACAGGCAGGCACTAAGCCGTTCCTTCAAGCTGAAATGGAATTGGTTGATATGCGCGCTGGGTTGCGCGAAGCTTTGAAGGCTGGCGCTAAAGAGATTGGCGACGACATGCTGTTTACTCAGGCTATGTCGCACATTGTCATGGCCGACCAGAAGATGGCAATGCTAAATGCTTCGCTCCAAAAGGGGCCAATGGAGTTGTACACCGACGAAAAAGGTTTTAAAGGTGTCAGGTCTACTGACAAGGACAACGCTCTTGATGTGTTCAAGTCTGTTGCGGATATCCCAATGGGAGATCCTGAAGCCAAAGCCAACATAGCCACCACCTACATGATTGCCCAACGTGCAATGAACAAGGGCGTGGCCAAGCTAGACATTGGTGCTCTTGGTGTGACAGAGGAAAAACTTAAAGCTGCGCTTGCCGCAGCCGATGCTGATCCTAAACTTAAAAATGCACTGGAGGCAACCCGTTCTGCGTACAACGCGTACAACGAAGGCCAGATTAAGTTTTTGGCATCAACCGGCGCTATTACCAAAGCTGAAGCTGACAGACTGCTGAAAGAGGGCGACTTCATACCATTCTATCGTGTCAACGAAAACGGCTTGGCACAGTTGGTGTTTAGCGATGAGGTGACTGTAACGATTGGCGACATTCGTCGTCAGCCGTACCTAAAAGAACTGGTGGGCGGCGAGACTCGCATTCTGCCGATCACCGAAACATTGCAACGCAATTCCTTGCTCATCATGGACAAGGCGCTAACAAACTTGGCTACCAAGAATCTAGCGTATGCGTTCCAAAAGATTGGCGAAGGTAAGGGGCCTGTGGGCAAAGACGGCAAGCCAACTAGCGCTATGCCTATCCATATTGGTATGGGCCCTGCGTCCCCAGACGTTATTCGTTTTAACCAAGAGCCTGATCCCGACAAGCCAAACGACAAGGGCGAGCGCTGGCTACGAGTTAAGACTAGTGACACCGTCATGGGCGGTATCCCTGCCGAGCTGATTGTGAAGAGCTTGGAAGGCGCGCATCTTACGTTGCCTGCGTTCTTGAAGATTGGTGGTATTGCTGGTGACATCTTGCGCTCTGGCGTGACCCGCATGCCGATCTATATTGCGCGTCAGTTGGTTCGTGATCCAATGGCCGCAGCGTTTACTGGTGGTCTGGACTACAACCCTCTGACAGCGGTCGTTAAAGCGGGTAGAGAGTTTGTGGCTTCTAGCCGCGGACAAAGCGCAACCAACGAAGAGATGCTTAAGAAGGGCTTGATCCAGAGCGGTATCTTTACTGGTGACCCAGACGACGTCGCTAAGATGGCTTTGCAGTTGGCAAGCGGTAAAGACCAAGGCATTATCGACAAAGTATTTGCCGCAACAGATCGGTACGCAATGCGTGCTGATGCTGCCACCCGTGCGTTGGTGTACGAGAACGCCCGTAGAAACGGTCTGTCTGAAGTGGAAGCTGACTTGGCTGTACGCGAGTCAATGAACTTCTACAAGCGCGGTCTGTCCCCCACAGTGCAGTACGCCAGCCGTTTGATTCCTTTCTTTAATGCGCAGATCCAAGGCTTGAACGTGCTGTACAAAGCAGCCCGTGGCCAGATGCCGTTTGAAGAGCAGATGCAGATTCAGCAGAAGTTCTTTAACAACGCGTTGCTGTTGGTGGCTACGGGTATTGTCTACGCCATGGCTATGGACGACGATGAGTACTACAGAAACGCTAAACCAAGGGATCGTTACACTAACTTCTTCTTGCCGTTGCCGGGCGTTGATGAGCCGCTGAAACTGCCTATCCCATATGAAGCGGGTTGGTTCTTCTCATTGGCTGTTGCCGCATCTGATGCTATGAAAGCTGAAGTTGATGGCGTCCAGCAGTTGGAAGCTCTGCGTGACATGTTCTTGCAGTCTGTTCCCGGCTACAGTTCCAGAGGTGTGCCGCAGATTTTTAAACCTGCGTTCGAGGTCTACAGCAACAAGCGCTTTTTTAACGACTCAGCTATTGAATCGGAGCGCATGCTGAAGCTGTCACCACAACAGCGCTTTACAGAAAGTACCACCGAAGCGGCCAAGATGTTGAGCAAAGTGTTGCCCGGATTTTCTCCTGTGCAGATCGAACACCTTGCCACAGGTTACTTTGGGCAGTTACCGTTGATTGTTATGGGCGCGGCTGATGGTTTGTTCCGTAAGGAAACCCGGGGCGAACCTGCTGAGAAACGAGTCTCAGACCTGCCGTTCATTGGTAGTTCGTTCCAAAAGAAATACGGGGGCGCTGATTCTGATGTCATGTACCGCATGGCAGGCGAATCTATGCAAGCCAAGGCAACGTTTGATGACATGCGCAAGAAAGGTCAGGGGCAGGAAGCCAGAGACTTCTTGGAAGATAACCGCGAACTCATTGCATCAGCAGCCCTAGCGCGTAACTACCAGAACGTCATGGGCAAACTACGCGCTGATGCTGACCGCATCAGCAGTATGGAAAACATGACAGGCGCTGAGAAACGTGCACGGCTAGACAAGATTGACGCGGCACGCCAAGATGTGGCTGACAAGTTTGAGAAGGCTATGAAGCGGATACGGGACGGCGGTAAAACATAACGCCCAGCTTGCCGTCGAGGATGCCCGCGCTAGCGTGGGCATCTAGTATCCGCAAGGAGAAGGCTTTCTTTAAGCCCCACTCTTTCATGGCTTCGGTATCGAGGCAGGGGATAAAGAACCCCTGCCCTTTCTCAACTTTCTCCCACGGAAGGCGCAGTGAGGAGTACTTCATCGGCTTCGATAATCTCGCGTCTGATTTTCATAACTGTAACCCGCATCTGCGGCCCTTTGGTCTTGGCCATCATATCTTTCTTAAGATACTCTACGTTGTACAGTTGTTCAAGCTGGCGCTTAAATGACGAATACCCGAAGCTCATGGTGGCGCAGTACGCCTTGAGCAGTTGCTCCTCGATGAAGTAGTCGATGTGGTTGGGGATTGGCTCGTGCTCCACCCGCCCGAACACCTTGTTGCGCGTGATCGTCAAGTCGATATCCTTGCCGCTACCCAGTTCAGCCATGAGGCCACCCTTGCTAGGCTTAATCACCACAAAACTGCCGTAGTTGTCACGGGTGTAGGAGTTCAGTACATCTACCGCAGTGCGCACACTGCTCTTCATACTGGCTCGCATATAGTCCACAGCCTTCTTGTAGGAGTTCAGAATGTGGCGGTAGGGTATCTCGGCTACACCCAGCTCTTTAAACGCTTTAAGGGCGCATATAGAAGCCCCAACGCCAGCCATCCAGAAGCGCTCATCGTTGGTTGCCTTGAACTCGGTGTACATACCGGCAACGGCTTCGCCAACTATCTTAGGGAACTGGTCAACGTTGTCAGCAAGGTACTGAGCCAAAGCGTAACCCGCCACGCCGTAGTTGTGCTGTAAAGACTTGATGATCTCAATCTCATGGGGTTCCCACTTCAGCTCGTCTTCGAGCACAAACTCTAGCAAGCGGCGCAACTCGCCCTCTGATGAATGGGTACGCCCACCAGTCAAGTAGTCCACGATGTGGGTATTGGAAGACATCAACGCGTTCGTCATCCATGTTGACAAGTTCAGGCGCTCTTTGTTAGAGCCGGACTCCATACGCTCTTTGCCACGGCCTTCGGTCATGTCCAGTAGGAACTCAGGCAACCACTCGAAGTCGTCTCGGTTCTTGGATGTGATCTCGTCAGTGATAAGCGGGTGGCTGTTGAGCAGACCCAAGCGTTGTTGCATAGCAACAGGCGATGTGCTTTTGCCTGTGCGGTAGTGGGTGGGGTGTCCCCAGACCGATGCTGCAGCCTCCAGCGCCAGCGTCTTACCTGTACCAGATTCGGTACTGGCACAGTGGTACGTCATGCCGTAGATGCCTGTAAAGCGCATGAAAGGTGCGCCAGCACCGGCAAGCAAAACGGCTAGGTGATCCCACATCTTCTTGGCGATCAGCATGTCGATGAACGCACGCCATGCCTCCATAGTGCCGCGAGGCTCGGTGTTCTTGGTGATGTTCTCCAAGCCCGGCATTGGGACTTTGACAGGGGGTTTACCCTTAGTAAAGATACGACCCGCAAATACATACGAGTTGTCAGGTTGCCAACCATAGCTGTCTGGAACTTTGATTGGTGTTTTGTTAGTGCTAGATTCTTCCACGCATGCCCTCACATATTCAAATAGGTTTTTGTCGTTGTTGTGGCCAAAAGAGGCCACGATGTTTTGACTCGCCAGTGCTTTGACTGTCTCGTCCTTGCTGACCACGGCTCTTTGCGGCATGACTACGTTGATCGCCCCTTCGGGTCTGAGCGCAATCATGTGCACAGTGTGGTCGTTGTTGCTGTTGAGTATGTCCACCACAAACAATTCGTAGGGCAACAGCATCACTTGCTTCTTTGTCTTAACGCCTTCGTCGTCCTCGACCATGCGCTCCATAAAGATGCCACCATTGGTGCCATAGGCATAACCACGAGGCGGTGTTGGGCGCATGACCTTGACGACTTCTTTCTCCGTGACTGTGCTGTCACTCGTTAGCTTGACCTCAATTTCTTTCTCCTCCACTTCCACAGACAACTCACGTCCGAGAATCAGGGGGTTGGTTATTTTTCCCCAGTGTGGGCATGTTGGGCACACGCCGGGGTTCTCTGAGTCCATCTTGATACAGGGATATGGGCCCTTGATGCTTTGCAGCTTTTGATTCATGCGTTCAGGCTCGTAAGGGTGCATCTGGCTAAGCCAGACAGCCGCCTTGTTGCCGTCTTCACAGACCTTAGTCCATGAAAGCAAGCCCCTCCAGATCGGCTCCATGCCCTCTTCTGTCGCATGTTCTACGTAGTGCCCCAACTGCCCACAACCACGCCCTTGCTGAGTCGCCAACCAAATTGGTTTGAACTTGGTTATGCTGTTCTCAAACAGTTTGACGCTAGTCGCTGAAGGCGCAGCAGACGGGCGAGCCCCCGGCAAATCCAGTTTCGGCACGGCCTGCGGCTCGTAGATTGACCCAGACAGCTTCTCCCTGATGAGGGTAGCCACGGCATCAAAATCAAAGTTATCGCCTTCAGTCAGTATGCGCACGGGGCGCGGCGTTGCGTACTTCTTCTTGAAGTTGGTTGTCTCAGGCACACGCAATACACGGGCGGCATCAGCCGTCACAGTCATGTCAATCGCCAAGCTCTCCTGTTTGCACAGGCGCTTGAAGTTCTCGGCCACAGGTTTCCAAGAGTCCACCGGCACAGCCGCATGCAGTGGCCAGTAGCAGTGCAGACCGCCACCAGAACCAACAACATAGGGCGTACCCAAGGCTCCTAAGCCCGTCTTCTCCAAGAATGCATTGAGTGCAAAGGCGGCATCTTTCTTCGATGCGTACCCATCCATGTCAATGAACAGCGATTTCACATACTGTGCATTGGTAGCCTGTCGATTGTCTTCAATGCCAAAGGTAGCCAAGGCAAAGTAAACATCCAACTTACTGCTGTGCCAGCGCTTGATAGGCGCTGTTGTTTCGTCGAGTGCGTCAACAAAGACGTGCTCTTTCGCTCTAGTAAGTTCCGCCACACAATACCGGCCAAATTCTGGCGGCGGCAGAACAACCGCTAAAAACTCAAGCGGAGTCATTAAATTCCTTGGTGGGGTTACTGGAACAGATCTAATTGCTTGGGATCTATTGGCAAGCGCTCATCGCCCGGAGTCAAAGCTTCCAAGCGTCTGATGAGTTCAAGCTGAAAGTCCTTGGGTAACCCGTTGGGAAATTCAAGCATCTCTGCGCTGAAGTAAATCAGCTCTTTCGTGGTGAGGGATCGAGGTTGTATTCTTTGCATATTTTTCTCCATGCCTCGTCTGCTGAATGCGAGGTCTTCATTATGTGAGTTAAGAAATCGACGCGGTCACGATAGGCTACAAACACTTCCGTGCCTGTAAACCAGTTGTAGACAGTCTGTCGAGAGACGCCAAGCGCATAGGCAATCTTCGTGACGGGGAAGTCAAGATGGATTGCCCAACGCCCAAGCTGGTTGCCCAGAGACTTGGGTGTCTTAGCTACTTCGTCAATAATTTTTTGAGAATAGGCCATGTTTTTAAAGGGGGCCGGAGCCCCCTGTGTACTTACTCATCGTCCCAATCAGCAACGATGTCGGCCAGCTTGTTCTTCTTAGCTGGAACGGACTCAACCTTGGCCGCGGCTTTGCGCACTTCGGGTTCTTCTTCAGCCTCCACTTCAGCGGCTTTGGCTTTCTTGGCCTTGGTTGCTTTGACTTCAGCAATGGCTTGAGCATCGTCCTCATCCAGCAGATCGCCAAGGGTCTTGGTGCTAGGCGCTTTGCCAGACAAGGCAAGCGGTGCGGGTGAGGCAACGCCATCAGCAAAGGCAGGGGTAACAGCTACGGCCTTCTCTGCATCCTTAGAGTTGGCTTGGTTCTGCGCAGACTCATACTCAGCATCAGTCAACCAACGCACAGGGGCAAAGACAATCTTTGGAGACTCGGCTTGTGTATCAAACTTCATGCGTGTGACGATGGCGTCCAAGTTAACAGGCGGTGTCTGCGCGGCCATGTAGCGAGCGTATGCTTGCAGTGGGCGCTTCTCGCCGTCTTCCTTGCCGAAGATAGATGTTGCAGGCAAAGTCACTTGCAACACGTCGCCATCCGGATTGTTAGCCAACACAACAGCCAAGCGCTGTTGGTAGCGGCATGCACGGCTTTGACCATTACCAGACCCAGCGATGTTATTTGCGCACATAGTGCAGCTTGCCGCCTGTTTGTTCTTCACGCCTGCATCGGGCTTCTCGCCATCAGCAGATGTGCAGTCAGGGGCGGCTGCAGCCGCGTCTTTGTCGTAGGAGCCAGCGTAGAAGATACGGCTGACCTTGGGAGCCGCCTTGACCACGATCACATCCAAGTGACGCTCATCAATCGATGCGATCTCTTTGCCGTTAGACAACAGTCTGAACACACCGCCCTTGATAGAGACGCGTTTCATGCCACCGCCAGAACCTGCACCACCAGCCAAGGCTAGCGTGGTTGCTGACAGGACTGCATTCTTAGCAAATGCAGGGACGTTTGAGGGGTTGAACATTGCAATATTGCTCATTTGATTTCCATTTAAGTTGGTTTACGTACAGAGATGTCATACTCGGATGTCGAGTTTAGGCCGGGCGGTACGACCCCGGGGTTTTCTTCTAAGAACTGAGCCATGTTGGTCTGCGCAATGCGCTTCTCCAGTAGCTCAACAGCTTCGTGCGCCAGTACGAACTTTTTAAATTCGTCCCAGTCTTGCGTGGTGTAGCGAGTCTTCACGGACATGACTGCCGTGCCCTCGGTAGTGCGAACAGATGTGACGCCCATCGCCTTCATCTGCTCCTTGATTGCGTTCTTGATTTCGTCTTGTTGAGCCTTGAGTATCTCCGCTTGGGTGTCGTACTCTTGGGTCAATGTAGTCATGCGAGAGCGCAGCTTGCGGTATATCTTGACAAGCTTATCTAACGGTACGTTATCTTCTTCCATTACTTCTCCTGTTTATGAATGTTTGTCTAAGGTTGGACAGTATAGACGGGTTTTATAGCATGTGTAAACTCCTTTTACGATTTAATTTCAGTGTCGAACATCTGGGTAAGTAGTAAGTTATCACTAACTTTCCCTGCTAAGGCTTTAAACATTCGCTCCTCAATTGCACTGCCTTGAATGTGAATCACCGTAACTTTATCTGACGTTTGCCCCTTGCGGTCAGCACGCGCACAGCACTGGATGTACTGCTCAACAGACATGAGAGGCCCGTAGAACACCACAGTATCAGCGGCAGTAAGCGTAATGCCGTGCGCAGTAGCCGCAGGTTGCATCACCAGTACGCGGGGGTTGTCCTCGGTCTGAAAGCGGTTGATGATTGCGCCTCGTTTGCTGGGCGACACGTCCCCTTGGATGCACTCGTTGGAAATCCCGCGCTTGGTCAGGTGTGTGCTTATGGTGTCGATGATGCTGCGAAACAGCGCAAAGACGATGACCTTGCGGTCGGTCTCTTCTAGTATCTCCTCCAGTACCGCAAGCCTAGGCGCTGAGTCGAACTCCACAACTTCCTTGTCGTCTGTGTATGCCGCACCACAACTGATCTGCAAGAGCTTACTTACACCAGCGGCGGCGTTGACCGCAGTGATGGTTTCGCCTGCCGCTTGCACTAGCATGCGTTCTTTGAGCATGTTGTAGTACTTGGCTTGTTGGGGTGTTAACTTCACTTCCCGCGTCATGGTAATGACAGGGGGCAGATCTAAACACGCTTCTTTTGTAAAGCGTATTGCCGGTTGTAGCGCTTCATGGACTTTCTCTTTAGCGTCAGCTTTAGGCGACCACTTAAACGTAGTGACCTTGTTCATGACTTGATCGCGCCATGCAGTAAAGAACTTTGGCACACCATCGGGGTTAACTAGTTTAGCCAAGCCGTACGCATCGACAGGCGACTGCGATGCAGGAGTTCCAGTCATCATCCACAGGTATGTGTTGGGGTTAATTATTGAGTTAAGAGACTTCCATCTGCGCGTTGTGGGTGTCTTGTACGCGTTGGCTTCGTCCACAATCACAAGATCAAACCGCCCATCATTAACAACCTCATTGGCGATCAAGTTAAGACCTTCGTAGTTTGTAATCACTATCTCGTAGTCGTGCTGAATCATCTCGATACGGCGACTAGCTTGCGGATGGTGCGCGATAACTGCCGAGCGGTGAATGATGCTGTTGTTGATGTCTCCCATCCACGCACTGTGCATGATGGACAAGGGGCACAGGATCAGAACCCTACGCACCTTCTTGAGCTTCATCAAGTAGTCAGCCGCCCAGAGAGCAGATAGCGTCTTGCCAGTGCCGGGTTCGGAGAACACGAATGCTCTTCTGTACAGCGTGAGGAACGCCGCCGTCTCGATCTGGTGAGCCATAGGCGTGTAACGCCCCGGCCAGTCGTAGCGCCTAGTGATAGGCGATGGTACGTTTTTAACGCCTAGGTTACGCAACACCCGCGCTTCATCAAGCCCCCAATACACAGCAACATCGTAGCCACCGTCTGCACGGGGCATGGCCTTGCTCTTTGGAATGATTGAATACTTGTGTGGGTCTCTTGTGCGTAAGATAAGCGCTTTGTCTTCTACGATTTCCAATTGCTTCTCCGAGGTTTATTTATTGTCTGCTCTGTTGGCAGATTTGCTACGCATACGCAGGTTACCTTTGGCTGATGTACCACCTGAGCGCATGGGCTTGATGTGATCTACATCTTTGCCGTCACCTTTGGTGGCTGCACCCGTCTTCTCCATCATGCGACGAGACTTAACTCTCTCTGCTCGCTTCTTGATCTGTTCGGGTGTGCCTTGGTAGTTGTCGTACTCTGACCGGTAGTTACGTGTGGCCATGATTGTTCCTAGTGCTTAGGGTTAAACTCACAGCTAGTGACCTGACACCAGCCGCATAGTGGGGTTTGATTTGGATTCCATACATCGTTCTCAAAGCTTGCTTCAAGACGCGCAGTGCGCTCACGATACTTCCACCAAAAGGCTTCAGCTTGATCGCGTTGCATCTGCATCTTGACCATATCATTTTTGACAATGAACAGCAACGCTGAGTTGACCTTGCGGATGTGGGGGAAGTGCTGAAACACCAGCAGTGACATCAATACAAGCTGATCCCGATCTGGGTACTTGTTGTTGCCCGTCTTCCAATCTCCCACCCACGCCGTAAGGTTCTCATCGTCAACGATCAGGATGTCGGCAATGCCTCGAACCCAAACGTCAGGGGACTTCCAGTTTGTAGGCTTTAAGTCCACTGTCAATGCCATTTCATACTCAGCAAGCGCTCGTCCTGATTTACCCAGCATGGCGTCCACTACAGGCTGGAACTGCGCATACTCAGGTGGTATCGGCTTCTTGTCCCTGATGTAGTCTTCGATAGCCTTATGCACCTGATTGCCGTAGCGTGTGGCTTCAGTCTCTTGGAAGGGGTACTTCTTTAAGACCTTGACCTCGTGATACCTGCGTTGGCAGCCCTCAAAATCTTTAAGGCTGCTGTGTGACCATGCTGGATTTTTCATTCAAACTTTGCTGTGTTAATGGCTTTGTTAAGCCGTGTTGCGAATGCGGATACAAAACGCTCGTCACGATACAAAGGACTGTCCATGTCATGCAAGATTGCATGCGTAAGCTCATGCCAAAAGGTATCGCCGACTTCTTGTTTTGTAAACGGCTTGCCCGAGTGGTTGCGTGTACCGATACGAATGTGTTGCGCGTCGTAATGCACCCGCCCCACATAACTCTTATCGATCATGGCCTCAATGACCTCCACGCTGTACCACCGCCTACCTACTCTTATTTTTGTTGGTAACTTCAATACTGCTTCTCCTAGTTTTTTGCTAACCCATATCTACGGTGCGCGCCACCGTCAGCGTCCAATGGAATGCCCGGCATGTAGGGCGGCTCCATAGTCATTTGCGCTAAGACCCAAGTCTTAGCGTCCTGTACCTCTGCATCAGGAACCACAACGATCTGCTCGTCATGCACTGTTCCCGCTACAAAGTATCTCTTCGCAGTCCGTACCATCCCATCAGTCATCACGCATCTCGCTACGCCCTGCGTGACATTGTTGGTTATTTTCCCTGCGTATATCTTAGTACGATTTTCGCCGTAAGTCCACTCGACCTGTTCTTTTTTTGTTTTCTCGTCTGTATGGCGCCTGATTTGTAGGTAAGGATACAACAGTTTCATGCCTGACGGCAGTTCAATCTCCCCCTTACGATACGTCAGACACTTGTGCTTGTACTCCTTCCCTTTGTAAAGAGACTCGTGTATGAGTTCGGTCTGCAGGTTCCAGAAGTCCACCACAGGCGTAGCCGTAGCCCTGTACTTGTCGATGATGGCCTTGGCCGCGAGACAATGGATGACTAGCTCCTTGGTTGTGCAGGTGTGCGGGATTGCTTGGAGCTTCTCCGTGTTGACTTCCCAATCGAGGAATTTCTGCGCTGCCTGCTGAGTAACACCAAGCTTCTTTGCAAAGGCCAAGTCATAGCGTTGCGGTGGCGCCCCGAGGAATCCTGTGAGGAGTTGAGAAGCAAAAGCCGCCCAGCCAAGACCGTATCCGCAGCCAAGCAACGCGCTCTTCGCAGATTGCCGAAGGTCAGGGTGAGACTCTTTACTAAGTCCGGGTATGTTAAACATCTGCGCTCCAAACGCGGCGTAAGGGTCACCGCCACTCCTGAAGATGTCCAGCATGTCTGTGTAATCTGATAACCACGCCAGTACTCGCGGCTCAATCTGCGATAAGTCACCGACGACGAGTTGGTGGCCAGCGGGAGCCATAATTGCTTTGCGTAAGAACGAGCCTCGCTTGAGGTTTTGCATGTTGATGGCCGAGCCACGGCTTGCTGTCCACCGGCCAGTCTGCGCACCGTAGTACGAGAGAGGGACTGGTAGGGTGCCACGTTTACTAATGTCGAGGAATCTCTGAGCCCTTGTGCGCTCGGTGGTCGACTTAACCCTAAGACGCGCTTCACAAAGAAGGGCAACGTCCTCACGTTCACCGTTGAGTAACGCCTGAAAGAGGGCATCATTCTTAGCCAGCGCAAGTGTTTCTTTCCCTGTAGTTTTACTGATCTTCCTTGGGGCAACCACACCGAGGGCCTCAAGTAGTGCTGCAAACTGTGGGTTCGACGCAAGTGCAGTTTCGTCCACGCGGAGTTTCTGTAATAGTGCTTCACGGGTTTCTTTCTCCTCTAGTATGGCATCAGTTAACATGTTGGGGTCAAGTTGCAAGCACGCACGCGTGTACATCTTCAGCGTCATGTCTATGAGT